GCCAAACCCTGCCGACAAAGTAAGGCTCACTGTTGCGCCAAGTAATGAACCTGACCCTGCGCTTGAGAAGATCAAGGCTGATGAAAAAATAACTCGCCCTCCAACACCTGAAGAAAGGGCAATTCTTAACTCTTATCGGAGAAAAGCATGACTGAAGAAGAATGGAAAGTTATTGGTGAACTATTGGAAATCCTTAAAGAGAGATTTGATGACCAAGAACAAAGAATAAAAAATCTTGAGAAAACTATTCAATCTTTGCGGAAAGCCATCAAGTGAATTATTACCAAGCCATGAGACTGCTAGACAGAGTTAAGGAAGGCGTACCATATCCCGTACGCCTCATTACTGAAGCGTTAATCCTAACTGGTGACTTAGATGAGTAGGGTATACACCTATGGCATACAGTAGAAAAAACATCTCTAATGCAGGAGACAGAGTTGTTCTAGAGAAGGCCGAAGCAAGGGAAATATACCGAACTTGGCAATCAAACCGAGATAACGATTTTGTTCGTGCCAGGCTTGAGCGTTGCGAAAAGGTCTATGGATCAGGAGCAAGAGATCGAGTCAGGTTTTATATGCGTCAAATGAAAGAAGGACAAATTGAATGAGTTGGCTTTATTCGCAGGTGCTGGTGGAGGCATTCTTGGAGGACACCTCCTTGGATGGAGAACAGTGTGTGCAGTCGAGTGGGAGCAATACCCCGCAAGCGTACTGTGCGCCAGACAAAATGACGGGCTTCTCCCGCCTTTCCCGATTTGGGATGACGTTCAAACCTTTGACGGAAAGCCGTGGAGAGGAATTGTTGACGTTGTATCGGGAGGCTTTCCATGCCAAGACATCTCAGCCGCAGGAAAAGGAGCAGGAATTGAAGGAGAGCAATCAGGAATGTGGCGAGAAATGGCGAGGATCATTCACGAAGTACGACCCCGATTCGTCTATGTGGAGAACTCACCAATGCTCACTTCTCGGGGACTTGGAGCCGTTCTCGGAGACTTGGCCTCAATGGGATTTGATGCGAAATGGGGAGTGTTGGGAGCAAACGACATTGGAGCGAACCATCAGAGGGACAGGATATGGATCAGGGCAGAACTGGCCTACCCCGAACGCATGGGATGGGAAGAGAGGGCCAAGGAGCGAGGAGAACTTGAGAACCAAGAAACATCAAATAAATCTGATTACTGCGGTGAAACAAGCGGAGAGGGAGAAGCTATTGCCAACTCCGAACGCACGAGATTGGAAAGACGGGAAGACTGCGGGAAACAGGAAGTCACCTGGACTCGGAGTGGTGGCTCACCAATTGGACACGCAAGTTGGTGGTCAACTGAACCCAACGTGGGTCGAGTGGCTCATGGGGTGGCCGCTAGGATGGAGCGAATTAAAGCCATTGGAAATGGACAAGTCCCCTTGTGTGCAGCAACCGCTTGGAGAATCCTAAAATGACATTCATGGTGAATTTCAAAGTAGACGCTAACCCTGTTGGCAAACAAAGGGCTAGATACGTCAAAAGGGGAAACTTTGTGCAAACTTACACCCCTGAAAAGACAAGAACCTATGAGACTTTAATCAGGGATTCTGCAATCGAGGCAATGGGTGCTTCTGAACCATTGGAAACCCCTGTTAGCCTTTATCTCTACATTCGAGTGCCAATCCCTAAGTCATGCACCAAAAAGCGGTTAGAAGCCATTGATAACGGGTCAGAGAAGCCAACAAAGAAGCCTGACGCAAGTAATATCCTAAAGAGCGTAGAAGATGGCATGAACGGGGTTGTCTATCATGACGATTCGCAGATCATAAACATCCACGTTACCAAGGTTTATTCGAGTCTGCCAGGTGTTGATATTTGCGTTAAGGAGTGTTTGGAATGAGCAACCCATTTAAGATTATCGAGCCAACTTGCATCAGCTTCTCAGGAGGCAGAACATCGGCTTATATGCTTTACCGCATACTACAGGCTCACGACATGAGCCTACCGCCCGAAGCAATTGTCTGTTTTGCCAATACAGGCAAGGAGTGCGAGGAGACTTTGGAGTTTGTCCATGATTGCGAGACAAATTGGGGTGTCAAGATAAATTGGCTAGAGTACAAAGCCCATGAAACCCCAAAAGAGCGTTTCAGGGTTGTTACTTACGAGACTGCAAGCCGAAATGGTGAGCCTTTTTTAGACTCAATTAAGCAAAATGGCAAGTTCAATCTGCCAAACCCTGTTGCCAGGTTCTGCACAATCAACATGAAGATTCGAGTCATTCACCATTATTTGAAGTCTTTAGGATGGAAGCATAACGAAAACATGGATTGGGTTGGCATTCGGGCAGACGAGCAAAGAAGGGCAGCCAAGATTGAGAGAAGCAGAACCCCACTTGTGGCGGCAGGAATCACTAAAGAACACGTTGGTGAGTTTTGGAAGAATCATGCATTTGACCTTAAATTGCCAAACAACAATGGGGTAACGATGCATGGGAATTGTGATTTGTGCTTTTTGAAACCCGCCCATCAAATCCAATCCCTGATCCAAGAAAAACCCGAAAGGGCTTTATGGTGGATGAACATTGAAGAGCTTGCTAGTCAATCAACTGAAACCTTTGGGGATGGAGCAAAGTTCCGCAAAGACCGCCCAAGCTATGCCCAAATGCACAAATATGCTTTGTCTCAGACAGATATGTTCGACAAAACCGAAGAGGCAATAGCGTGTTTTTGCGGAGACTAAGGGTTTATCCCTATGGCAACCCGCCAATAATTAGCTAACATTTAATTTTTAACAGGAGTGAATCATGGAAAAAACTTGGGAATTTGACACAACTACAGGTGCAGGTAGCGAGATTGTTACTGTCGTTTATGAGTATGAAAACGATGGAGAGACAACCTATAACGAGTCCATCAAAGAGGTTTGGTTTGAGGGAAAAAATGTCATTGGGCTATTCTCTGATGAACAATTCAAAGAACTAGACATTGAGGCAGCCATGCGTTTTCAGAATCACAAACTCAACTATAAGTTGGAGGATGTATGACTAACCAAGAAAGAGATTTGTTTGTTAAGGCTTGCAAGCTTTTAACTGTTGCCAACTTTTATAGCGAGAAAAACAGGCAAGAAAGCAAAGTTGTTGCTGAACAAATACAGGATGCGTTGATTATTCACGCATCAAATTTATTGGCAAAACATAACGAGGATGTATGAACGAACCAACCAAAGCCATCCAATACCTAATCGATACCGCCCCTTTGTATGCAAAGAGTAAGGCTGACAGGATGTTTTTGGAGGAGTTCCGCAAGTCCCGCAAGGCCCAACTGGCAAGCCAAGCAGGGACTGAGGTTCTTGGTAAACAGGAAACATTTGCTTATGCTCACCCCGAATATATCCAAATATTGGAGGGAATCAGGGAGGCGGTAGAAAAAGAGGAAACCTATCGTTGGATGATGACCGCAGCACAAGCCAAAATCGAGGTTTGGAGAACCCAACAATATAGTGCTAGATTAGAAGTTAAAGCCACACAATAATGCAATCAAAGAATAAAGCCAAACCCACCGCAGGGGAAAGGTTGCACATTGCCAAAATCAAACTCATGCCATGCATCATTTGCCAGGCACAAGCCCCAAGCGAATGCCATGAAATAAATCAAGGTCAATGGTTCACATCAATGCCACTTTGTGCAGATTGCCACAGAGGATCGGTTAACGGGATTCATGGTCAACGTAGACTATGGAACGTCTACAAAATGGATGAGCTTGCAGCACTCAACGAGACAATCCGACTATTGATGGACAACAAAAAGCCCTCTAGGATCGATTTAAACGAGTTTTGAGCGGTTTTTTATCATCGGTGCATACCAACTATGCATCCAATCAAAAAAAGCCACCAAGGGCTTAAATTTTAGACAACAAAAAACCCTCCGTAGAGGGCTTGGGTTTAGCGTTTCCCGCTAAGTATTCGGAGGATTAGAGCAACACAAGCATAAATCATGCGTTCTCCAATATTTCAAGGGCTTTTTTCTTGCATTGGTTAACCTGTTTTTTGGTCAACCCTTGGGCTATTTGTTCTGCAAGTTGGCTTGCTTGGGTTGCCTTTTCATCGGTTGGAGCGGTTATAGCCAAAACTAGGCACTGTGTGAGTGCTTCAATTTGTGTCATTTTGCCTCCGATATTAAATGATTATCCCGATAACAAGAATTAAACGAGGGTGAACCAATTTTAATTTCAACAACATAAATATCATTTCCATATTCATGCCACCAGTCATTCGGCATTTGATAATCTTTTGCATGATTATTTAATCCCTTTTTTAGGTGTTCTCTCGCTAGAGTTTCATTTTCGGCATAAGCTTCAAAATGAAAATTCCAACTATCCAAAATGGCTTTGTAAAATATTTTAGACATAGTGCAGCCCCTTGATTTGAACAAAACCCGAAGTATCTTTTTTAGCCTTACCTTTGGCATAAAGGGCAACAACTACGTTTTTGGGTTCAATGTGCCTAACATCGGTGTCATCCCCATCGATAACTTCCCAAGATCGGAAGCTTGTCGGAATATCCTCTTTTCTTTGAAACACAACCGCAACCCTTGAATTGTTTTTGTTTGTCAGCCCTTTAATAGAAATTGGCTTTGGGGTAATGCTAGAGAATGAATACGTCAAATCATAATTGCCATACGTTTTACCCTGTAAATTTCTTGATGGGTGTTTTGTGTAATCGTAAAACTGAACATCGGGAAATAACTGAAAAATTGTTTGACCGATTCCATCACTATCCCCATCAAACAAAATGGGGAAGTTCTCCCAAGGGATGTCACTAGTGCCATTTAAACGAACTAAAAGCTTTTGGTCATTATTCCAGGCAGAAGTGTGTAGAAGTCTCCAAATATCGGCACAAAGGGAAAGTAAAAAAGCCCTTTGATTGTTATACCAAAAATCGGTTTTTGCTTGTCTAGCCTTTTGAACCGAATTAAATGCACCTCTACCCGCAGAATAAAGGCAGCCATCCATGCAACCCGCTAACCTAGCCAAAGGGCATAGATTCTCGTCTGGTGTTAAGTAGAGGATGGCGGTTAGGTAACCAAACTTTTCCCCTTTCACTGTTTTTGTGGACGCAGTACCCAATAAAGTTTTGTAAGGCAAACCTTCTCTTTGGAGAATCATTTTGTATGGATTTCGCATATTGACACCTATTAAAAAAAAGTTAAACAAAAATTTCTTTGGGAGAATTGTTCAAAATTTTGCGTAATCTTGAACCGAAATGCTCTTGGTATTTAAAAAGTATTTCTAGCTGATTTTTATTTAAATCCTCTTGATAAATTCGGCAAATGAGTGCCCCATAATTGCCGATATTTAGATATCGTTTTGCATAATTAGTCAATGCCAATTCATTCTCACCAATCATATTTACAAATAACTGTGGACTATCTGTTTCAATTGTTTGCTTAGTATTATGGCGAGTTGGGATATTGTTATATTCAATGTAATATTTCATTTTGACACCTATTAAAAAAGATTTTGATAATCAGCCCATCAAACGGACAGGAATTGATTGAAAATTTCGGGGTAACAGACCTTTACATAATCTGCTGCTTTTTCCATAGCTTCCTCTAAGTTGGAGCTAAGAATCATTTCGGGTTGACCTTGGTCAAATAATTGGATTCTCCCGTCTGTGAATAGTGAAACTTGGACAATGCCATCCCCATCACAACAGTAAGAACCGATTTCAAATACTGTTTGTCCATCCTCCAAACCATAACCGCCAACCCAAAAATCCCAACCATCGAATTCTTGAGGGATAAAAAATTCTGTTGGCTTGTCACAAAGCTTGTTTGTGTTGTGGACAAAGCATTGACCTAATCTTGTCTCTTGGATTTTTTGGTCTGTGGTTATGTCGGTGTAAACCGCACAAAGACCTCGAAAATCTACTGTTTGTTTAACCCATTTTTTCATGTTGACACCTATTAAAAAGTTGATTGAGAGAGAGAATTTTAGTTGCTTTGAGAGTACCTGGTTGCTAGGGATAACCCTTGCAGCCTAAAATTATTTGACCAAAACGTCAAAGTAAGCCAACAACCCTACACAAAGGGTTAGACCAACCAAAATGGCGGTGAGAATGTCTTTGTGGTTGTCGTTCATGCTTTGCCCCTGATTTCGCTAATTTTGGCAACAAGCTTGTCCCAAGAGTTGGTTTCAAATTCACTGTCAAAACCTAAAGGGTCACTAGCATTGTCTATTTCTTGAATGACGAGGGTAAATTGTTGACCTCCGCATTCCCGCATATTTTCGTCTGCAAAATCAACCCAAACAACCATTTCTTGTTTTTCGTTCAGATCGCAAGAAAAAGATGGGCAGACATCATTGTGCCAAGAGACATCTACAAAACCCTCTGGCAATTGAGGAATGTCGTAGTCAAAGTTGGGGAATTCGTATTTGTAAGTACAACGCATTTTTACACCTATTAAGAGTTGATAAAAGAGAGGAAAATTTGACCCTCTCATATATATAGCAGGGAAGAATCGTGCCAACTCTCGTAACCTGTTGATTCTATTGACCCCTCCAAAACCCTATCAGTGTTTACCCTTAGAATTAAAGTATGCAATAATTAAATTAATTCAATTTATTAGGGAATTTGGACAATGGCGAGACCCTCAAGCCCGAACACTAGAAATTTCTTGAGAATCCTCACAGACCCTCAAAGAATCATTTTGTTGTCTGCGGGTCAAGGGGATTTAACAAAGGGCTTTGAGAACGTTCTAGACCTGTACCAATGGGCTTATAACAAAGGGTTTAGACCCAACATGGATTTGGATTCATTAGGAATCTCGGTAAACAACCAACAACCCCAATGAAGAGGAATCACTAAGGGATAAGGTAAGGTAAACAGTAAGGGAAGAGTAAACAAGAATAGTTCTCGTTTAGATTCAAGTAACCCTAAAAAGGTGCATCACTCTCTTACACCTGCATGAAACGTAAATGAGAATCATTCGCATCTGCAGCTTACCTGGTTATTTGTACAGTAGGGTAAACCCTGATCTGTATGCCTGGACAGTACTGTATAAAAAGACATGAGGGTAAACCCTAGGTGGTGAGATGTATGGGGGGGAGGGGGTAGGTTGGGTTGGTAGATATTTGTGGAGCCACCATCCCTCAGAAAAAGCTAAAATGAACTAATCCATTCCAAGGAGGACAAAATGGAAAAAAGAGGAAGAGGAAGACCAAAGGGGAGTGTCAAGATGACCATACAGAGGTTTGCTGACAATCCACCCCTAGTACTACCCAAGACAGACCATCAACGTCTGAAGGAGCTTAAAGAGCTAATGATTAGGAGTGGAGGTAAGGATGTGGCTCAGAAGGTTATTGAGATAGCCCTTAATGATGAGCATCCCCATCAATTGGTAGCACTCAAGATGTGTCTTGATAGGACTCTTCCTGTTTCTTTGTTTGAAAAGGACAAGAGCCAGAGAAGTGCCGTAACCATCAATATCACTGGTTTAGGACAAGAACCGATTATTGTTGAGAATACTGAACAACCTGAAGATATAGAGGCTAAATATGGCTGATCTGAACTTTAGTCTATTACCCTGGCAACAAGAAGTCTTCAAAGACCAAACAAGGTTCAAGGTTGTGGCTGCTGGGCGTAGGTGCGGTAAGTCCCGTATGGCGGCAGTTACCCTACTGATTGAAGGACTCAAGTGTCCACAAGGCTCTGCGGTTCTTTATGTTAGTCCCACTATGGGACAATCAAGACAGATTATCTGGGACTTACTGCTAGACCTTGGTAGAGAGGTTATTCAGAGCAGTCACGTTAACAACCTAGACATTACCCTGATAAACGGGGCTAGGATATACGTTAGGGGTGCGGATAGACCTGATACCCTTCGTGGTGTTAGTCTGACCTATGCCGTTCTCGATGAGGTTGCCGACATTAAACCTGAAGCATGGGAACAGGTCATTCGAGCAAGTTTGTCTGACAAACGGGGAAGAGCACTCTTTATTGGCACTCCAAAAGGACGCAATTGGTTCTACGATACCTTTAAGTTGGGTGAGTCAGAGGATGATCCTGATTGGAAGTCATGGCACTTCACCACTGCTGATAACCCCTTGATTGACCAAGCAGAGATAGATTCCGCTAAAAAGACCCTGAGTTCTTTCGCTTTTAAACAAGAGTTTATGGCTTCGTTCACCAATGCGGGTTCTGACATCTTCAAGGAAGAGTGGATCAAATACGGGGTTAAGCCTGAACATGGAAGCTATTACATCGCTGTTGACCTTGCAGGTTT